GGGAAACACCCGCCACAGACTGAGTAACTTTTTTAGGTGGTGTCTCGCTTTCGACATCACCATCAAATTCTCTTGGAAACCTATCTCTAAGTCTCCTATCCAACTCATTATAGTATTCATCGGACTTCCCGTCAAATCCTTCGTCCTCAATTAATCTTTTATGAATACCAAAAGCAGCATAAGTCATTGCTTCATCTTGACCAAACCACTTATTTCTAGATGCCCAATCTTCAGCTTTTGGATCAGCTTTTTTAGGAGCTTGTTGCTGTTGAGTTTTGGGTTGTTGATAAGCAGGTTGCTGTTCTTCTTGTTGCTTTTCCTGTTCTTCTCTTTGTTGTTGAGCAACTTTAGCTTGATCGTATCTATCTTTAGCTACTGCAAGTTGAGTAAGTCTTTGTTGGGCAGAAACAGTGGCATCCGCATCTCCAAGCTCTACCGCTCTTTTCAGATCAGCTTCAACTTGTTTTTGCTCTACTTCTAAACGACCACCATATTCGGTCATATACCCTTGATCTAAGCTTTTGAGCCTTTGCTTAATTTGGGTCGATTCGTCTTGGACTTGTTGAGCGTAACGTATCGCTTCTTCCCTCTGCCTTTCAGCTTCACGCATTTTTTTTGTAAGCTTATTAATGCGATTCTGAACAGAGTCGGTATACTGATCGTGCTCATCTTTCTTCTGAGGTTTTTCCACCTCAACTTCAGGTTTTTCTTTAGTTTTCGACTCAATCTTGGTAGTTTTTTTAGATGTCTTCTCATCTTCCTTAACTTCAACTTCAGTGTCTTCATTGGTGTCCAATTCTAACTCTACTTGTTTATCGTCTGTCTGTATTTCTGCCATTTTTTATCCTCTAAAAGCTAACAATATCATCAGGGTTTTTAATTGATGCTAAAACTTCATCATCATTTAATAATCTAACTTCACCCCCCTCTATACGGAATCTAGAACCTGCGTATCGAGGAAAGATAATCCAATCTTTTTCTTTACACCATCCACCGTTGGGAAATTTTTCTTCATCTTTATAAGCTAAGTTTCCTAGTTTTAAAACATAACCAACGACTGTTTGTATCTGTGTATCATCTAAAACTTGTGTTGGAATATGCAAACCACCTTCTGTCGTGGCTTTACCTCTGTAAGGTAATACCAAAATACGCCATCCAGTTGGATTAGGCATACGCTCTAAAAGACTATCGGTAACTTCAGAAGGGTCTAGAACGACTTCTTCTTTAGGTTTGTATAGGGTTGCTACGTTCTCTTTTTTATCAGTCATCAAATTGCTCCTGTTTATCCAGCAGGCTCGAGAGTTCCTGCGAAAGGTAATTTAATGCAGTAAGTTCCCCCATAAGTTCCCTATACTGCTCCATGTTTTTGACTCCATTGTGTTCTAATACATCTAAAACACTACTTCGTCTTTCTTTTATCTTCTTTTGCACAAACTGCACAAAATCAATTTCGCTCATATCAGAGTATTCTTACAATAAAAGATAAAAGAATACCATATCTTATACTAAATTGGAATTTATTTCAAAGTGTGGACCATCAATAAATGGTCTCTTACCTTCTTTTCTCCTTGTATCAATATAATCATTCATTGCTTCTTCCATAGTACCTTCCCAATCAGCAATGTTTCTAATATGCCAAGATGCTCCCCAAACAATCGGTACACCATATTCAATGGCTCCTTGTTTCATTGCATCAGCAATATCATCATAAACCTTTAGTTCCCAACATCCTCTTCCACCAACATATGCCATCAGATCAACAGCTAAACCTTTTAAGTGTTTACTGTTCATTGTTTTTGACGCACCCGCTGCTACAAGTTCTTTTTGTTTTTCTAGTGTTCTAACACCTTCGATAACACCAAAATCTACTTTGGTAACACCTATAGCATACTTTACGACTTTAATTAAGTCTGGGTCTACACTATCTAGTCGGTCTAGTGATCTTTGTGATAATTTAAAACTCATTTAGTTAATCCTTTACTTTTTTCAAAAGTTCTTAATCCACCTAATCCCAACATACCTAACAATACAGTCATCAAACTATCCATATCAAACTTAGGTAATTGATCTATTGTAAAAGTCTCTGTTGGAAAACTTGCTAGAATAAAAACAACAATAGGATACAAAATAAAATGATAAGCTAACGCCACACCACATACCCAACCAATAAATGGTCTCCACCCTGCAACAAAAATACTGCGATGCTGTGCTTCTGCTTTGTTAACATCCACTTGTGCCATATTGCTTTCATGGGCATGTTTTTGTGCCATTGTAGCAATATCATGGGCTAATTGATTCTTTTGGTCTTTATCTTCGATAAACTTATCCAACAATCCTGCCACGGGACCGATCAAACTTTTTAACATGTTATCTCCTAGAAAAAGGGTAAGAATCCACCTATACCAGAACTAAAAGAACCCTGAAATGGATAACCATAAACGGGTGGCATATAGCGATTCATCATTTGTTGTTGATAGTATTGGTTTTCTTTTGGTAAATACATTTGTGGGTAATTACCATAAAATGAGGGCTGTTGAGTATTCTCTTGATTAAATACTCCTGTTTGTAAGCTACCTAACTTATCTAATCGGTTAGTTAGTCCAGAAAACTTTTCTTCCAACGAACCTAACCTTTGCTCCATTGTTTGTTGTGGTTGTGGCATTTGTGGTTGTGCCATCATCGGTTGATTTACCGTTGGCATCTGCATGGGCATACTAAATTGTGGTGCTAAATCCATTATCGTGACCTACTCATATACGCTGTTGCTCCAAAGTAAAAACCTACAATGGATGCTTGTCCTAAATAAAATAATCCTAATAAATCAGCTAATGCTGCTACTCTTGTTTCTGAAACAAGAGGTAAAAATAACAAAAGGGTAAAAGCAATCATACTACCAATGGCTGTCCAAGACATCTGTTTTTGAGCGTGACTTTTTTCTTCTCGTAACTCAAGCTCTATCATTTCTTTTGACTTTGCTATTTCTGCATCGTCCACTGTGCCATCGTGATTTAAATCAAACTCATTGTAGCGACTTTCAGGCTCTAGTTTTTTTGCCATTCTTTCCTTTTCCTGCATTAGATAATGCAATAGCTACAGCTTGTTTTTGTTTATATCCCTCACCAATAAGTTTTTTAATATTCTTACTTATCGTTTTTTCCGATGATCCTTTCAATAATGGCATCTATTTTTTTCTCAACAGCTAGTATAACGCCCAGAACGGAGAGCAGCACCCATTCCTCGCTTTTGTCCAGTAACTTTCTTACCGACTGCCGTATTTGGTGTAGCTTCTTCGATACATTGTGCATAAGGTATTGATCCTTGTCCTTGAATTTCAGCGACTTTACTTGGAGCTGGTGGCTCTTGTATTGGTGCACCTAAAATTTTAACTTTTGAATGTTGTGGCATAATTATTTTCCTTTATTTCGTTGTTTAATCATTTCTCTTTGATTGGTAGCTTGTATTCTTTCTCTAGCAATATTCGTTTGACTATCTATTCTTTCATCAAACTGTCTAGCTCTTTCTGCCATCTTCTGTCTTTCGAGTTGAATCTTAGCTTGATCATTTAAAGCATCTGCTTGAGCTTGTTGCTGTTTAATACCTAATTCTTGCTGTTTTAGAGCAACAACAGGATCGCCTTGCTGTCCTCCACCTGCAATCTGTGCACTTAACATCTTCACATTCTGCATTTCTTGAGCAATAATCTGTGCGGTCATTGCTTCATACTCAATCATCTGATCTTCCGTTGGAGATAGACCTTGATTCTGTTGCATGAACAATATCATTGTCTGTTCTTGTGCTTTAAGTTTAGCATGTTCCATAACGTGCTTTTGTAAATCAATTGCTACTTTTGGACTAGCTAGTGCTAATGGAGAAGAACCAAAAACTAAGTGTGCCATAATATGGGCATCGTGATCTTGTCCTTCAAAAGCTTTTAGCTCTGTGTTCTCTAGTGCATCAATGTTTTCTTGAGCAGGGTCTTTTGGTATTGGCTCATCTGATGATGGTGCTCTAAGAATCTTATCAATGTCTCTGACACCTAATGCTTCATACATTCTTCTGAAAGCTTCATACATGTTATGTAGTTCAGGTGCTTGAGCAGCTAATTGCATCTGTGTTTGAGCTAAAGCAATACGCTGTGCTTGAGAAAATATGTTTGGATTTGAAACAGGAATAATATCCACCCTATCGTCAAAGTCCGCAGCCATAACAGACTGCTCTGCGTTTTCAATACTGTAAGGATATTCTTGTGGTAAATACTCCGACATTACTTTTGCAAGAAGTTTAAACTCTTGTTTCATTGCATAATGTAATCTCTTGTGTATCGCACTCATAACTCTTGTGCCTTGCTCTAACATTGCAACAGTTGTACCAACGGCTGCTTGTTGATTACCATCTCCTACTTTTAAATCAGTAATAGTTGCAAATCTTTGCCCTGCCTGAACCACAAAACCAAGTAATTGGAACAGCGTTGAATCTGGTCCCTTAAAAGGTAATGGCATCAAGCTATCACGAATCGCTCCACCGGGTGCGTCTACATCTCTAAACTCACCGGGTTGTAGTGGGTCACTATCATCTCTAATACGAAGTCCCCGAGCTTTGAATCCTGCGGGTAGATTTGATAACGTACCTGCATCTATGAGTTGTCTCAAAGCTGCTGTGGCAGTTCGGGAGAGTCCACCAATGGTATGAATTAAACCTAATCCATAAAATCCAAAGCCGGGAAGAAACTTGTAATGCACAAAATACTGTATCTTTCTCTTTTGTGGATCATCCTCCTTGTAGTTTCTTCTTATTGATAGAATTTGACCATTGTCCTCACTTACTGTGACAACATATGGCACTTTAATTCCTGTTGGTTCCCCATTCTCGTCTTTATCTTCATAACCTTTGAGGTCTAAATCAACATGACATTCAAGCAATGTACAGTCATAGTCAATATTACTAGGCTGAACGCCATCAATATAATCAATTTCATTGGACACACTATCAGTTGGGTTCTGTGCAGGATGCACGGGAATATCTCTGTAAAAACCACTAATTTGTTTCTTACGAAGCTCATTTAAATCCATTCTGACAACTTGCGTAATATTTGGGCAAGTATCTAAATCATTAGCTTCATAAGGCACAACGAGGTTTTCTGCTGGAACAAACTTACTAACCGCCCTTTCCATTCCGTCATCGTAATAAACTTTCTTGAAAGTTGATCCTGCCAATGGGAGATAAAATAACATCTGGTCAAACTCTGGAGTATATTCTTCCATGACGTTTGTCATGTAGTAATTCATAAACTCTCGAACTCTTTTAGCTTGTTCTTCTTTCTCTTTAGTTGGAGTCCCCATAATGGTTGTCCTAACTGGACCCATTGGAGGTAATAATTCATTAAATGCTTGAGCTTGAAACTGTGTGGCAGCTTCAGCTAACAACGGATGTGTTACCCCTGTTGCTCCTCTAAAAGGTTGGGTACGCTCTTCGTAATTAAATCCAAGAAGTTCTAATCCATTAGCATACGCATCTTCCCAATCTTTACGAGACGATTTGTTTGCGTCATATTCACTGACTAAATCAGAAGATAATCGACCTAATTCACTGTCATCAATTTCTGTTGCAAGGTTTCTGTAAAACTCTCCAGTCATTGGATTATTTTCAGCAGTGGGGTCTAAATCAATCGTTACACCACCGTCTTCTGTCATTTCAATTTCAATACCGTCTGGAATGTCGGTCTTGAATGTTGCAGCAGGCATCTCAATTTCTAAATCTGTTTGAGCGTCCTCTACTTTTGGATCGTCAGTAACTCTTTCTACCAAAGATACTGGTGGTGGGCTTTCTGCCATACCTATCTTCTCCTTTTAGCTCGGGTATGTCCTTTGATGGCAATACCATCAATAGACTTCTTTTTACTTTTAACTGCACCGCCTTTTGAAAATTTTCCTATGGTTTCCATTCCCATACTTGATTCGGGAGACTGAACCGTTTTAACTATTTTTTTAACTGTTTTCTTTACGGCACTGGGAGCTCCTTTAATAGCATCCACCGCTACTTCAGAAACAGTTCTAAAATCGTATCCTTCAGATTTCATGTCGTTTATAATGTCTTTTCCAACCTTTTGATTGTATTTCATTATCTCTTCTTGACTCATACCTGAATCAAAACCTTTAGAAACTTTACTTAATCTATTTTTAAACTCTTTTCGAGTTTCTCCTCTAGTATACTCTGCCATAATATTTTCCTGTATTCTGTACCTATATTATTCTATATAAACATGTTTCTTGCAACAGAAGACAATGTTACCACACCTCGTGGCTGTTTGAACATGTTTCTTGCTGTATCATTCAAAGTTCCTACTCCACTGACCTCGCCACCCATTGCTTTTTTAACAGCTTCCGTTCTGTTATCTAACATTATTATTTTGTCATAAATAGGATGAATACGTCCCTTATAGCGTTTTCCTCCTTGGGTTACTCTTTTTCCCTCTACGAGATTATCCCCTCTAGCTGAGTAAACCATAACTTCCCCAATTTTATTTCCTAATATTATGTCACCATTTACAGTAGGACGAAGTCTTGGGTTCTTTTCTTTATTTGGAAAATTTGATAAATGGCTACCTTTGGGTAAATCTACCTCTACAGTATAAAAATGTTCCCCTGTCCCTTGCTGAACGGTTGCAATTTGGTTTGAATTTTCATACCCTTTACCACCTTCATGCCACTCCCATTTTGCAGGACTTCCTTTTTTATTTGTTAATAAATTAGTGTGGTATTTTCTTCCAATGTTAGGATTCTTTTTTTTAGTTTCAGATTTATACGGTTGTTTTTTACCACTTACAAACGATGCTGTCATAGAAGTTTGAGGTACGAAAGAATTATTTTTTAAAGCTTCTTCACGCACCGCATCTGAATTAATTCTAATATTAGTTTTACTAGCATTTAAGTTTGTAGCATCTTCTACCCCCTCTTTAGACATAGCTAAAAAATTTCCTGTAGGGTATTGTTGTCCTGTAGGATCAAATTTAAAACCTTGTATTTCTCCCATCACAAAATTTGGTGGAGGTTTTTTTGGGAAAAAAGCTGATTCTGGGGCAGGTCTTATTGGATATTTTTGGTTTGGAACAATATACATTTTAGGATCAAGTGCAGGAAACCGTGCGTATAAACTCTCCATTACTTCAGGAATTTTCTCAACTAATTTTGGTACTTGTCTTGCTGCCGAAGCTATAGCACTAGGTAGTGCGAGTAATGTAACAGGACTTGCTACCGATGCAAGAAAATCTCCCACTCCTTCTTTATCTGTAAATTCAACCCCTTTAGATTCTAAAAAACTTGTAACTTCTTCTGAGGTAGGAAGAGGATTAGCTTTATTGCGTAAAGTTTGAGCAACTTCTGGGTCGGTCTGTACCTCTTTATCTAAAAAATATCCCGGGCTTATTGGTAATTTAGAAAAACCTCTTTGAACAAAATCAATAAGGTCTCCGTAACCACCTATACCGTAAACAGGAGATCGTTCCCCAAACGCTCGTAACTGTTTTGCAAAATTCCCTATACCTGTGTTTGCGGCTTCACCCCCGTTTTCATAACGAGAAATGACTTTTCGTTTACCATTAACCGTGGATTGTTGAGGAATTAAAGGTCGTACTATCATTTATCCGTAATATTGTATTGGTCGCAAATTCAAAGGTTCATCATCCCAATCATCAGTCGGTAGTTGCACAAAATTGCCCTGACGATAACGCATCAGTGCCTGTGTTGTACTATCCACCAAGTCGTCATACTCTCCATTCGGAAATGCAGCACACTCCTCAATCAATTCGTCTGCCCATCGTTCCTCTGGAGCCCAAATCATCCCACTTTCAAATAGGGGTGAAATGCTGTGTACTCTTGATAATTTATCATTTCCACGGCTAGGTGTAAAGTTTACCACAGGTATACCCATTTGTCTCAACTCATGTGTGAGTGGAGTCCCTGTTGCCTTTGCTTCAATAATCACGGTCTCTGGTTCCCAAAATTTGTACTGCTCATACGCTACTTGCTTCAGTTCTGGAAAGTCCCAACGATCTTTTTTCACATCCAACAGAATTAAACCCATCGGACCCGCTTCTTCTGGTCGAAATACTCCCCATGTTGTAATCGCTGAATAGTCAGCCGTTTCACTTTTACTAAACGCTGTATCGTAACTTTGAATAACGTATTCCAAAGCAGGGACATTCGGCTTTGTCCATCGTTTCCACCATTCCCTCTTCAAAATAGATGCCTGATCGCCCGTTGGTTGTTGCTGATACTGAGCGTTCCACTTACTTGGTGGAATAGACGCTTTTACCTTGGTTAAATCCTCTAAAGACCAGAATCCTTCCCAACAAGGTTTACCAGACGGCATAATAGCAGGTAATTCTACCACTTCCCATTGGTCTGCATTGGGGTCTTTGAGCTGTGCTTTAATCAATTTGCCCGTCAAATCCTTCTCTGACCACCGTGTCATCACCAAAATAATCGCTCCACCGGGTTGTAAACGCTGTCTCGGACCACCCGTGTACCAATCATACGCATCTTCAAAACCATTAGACGACATTGCCGTTTGCTCCGAGTGCGGATCATCAATAATAATCAAATCACCACCACGACCAGCGAGGTTTGAGCCAACGCCCACGGCATAATACATTCCTCCACGACTCGTGTCCCATCGACCTGCCGCTTTGGAGTCAGCAGAAAGCTTTGCTTCTGGGAAAATTTCTAAATATTCGTCTCTTTCCATCAAATTTTTGGTTTTTCTACCAAAATTAACAGCAAGTTCCGTGGTGTGTGTCGCTTGAATAATTTTCATGTTGGGTTTTCGCCCAATCATCCATGCAGGAAACAAAAAACTAGCAAATTCTGACTTCGTATGCCTTGGTGGCATGTTAATAATCAATCGTTTGAGCTCACCCGTTGCTATTTTTTCCAATTTTTCAGCAATAATACGGTGATGTTTGCCCACAATAAACTCAGCCCACATCGATTTAACAAACGGCAGAAAACTCTCCTTGCATTTGTCAATCTTATTGAGTTGAGCAAGTCGTAATTCTAACTTTAATTTTCGCTCATTAGCTTCTATTTCGTTCATAATCCTTGGTCAAGCATACATTCATCATAAACCTGTAATCCAATAGCGTTGGGAGTTTCAAGCATCCCTTCATATTTTTCTGGATCATCAAATTTCATACTCATTAACTCCATCACACGCCTATCCACCTCATGCAACATCTTTTCCTCAAACGGAGACAACATCCGATTAGTCTTAACCGAAGGAACCAACCCATGTTTCCTTATTTCCGCAAATCGTGTCGCCAAATGGTAAATCTCTTCGCACATCTCCCATTCATTCAAATCGTCTAACTTCCACGCATGAGTGTAAGTAAAATAAATAACTGCCCAAAAAATAATCGGTATGAAAACAATAGACATATATGTCTTTTTCATCTCTTACCTATAGTATGTAAAACATCTACCATACCATCTTTTTGTTCATCCAAGCTAATCTTAAAATAGGGTGGTGTCTGGAGTCCCGAATATGCTACATCGACCACGGAGTCCCCTCGGTATAAATACAACTCGCCTTTTGATCCAAGTTCCGTGACCTTTTTCACAAGAAGCCAAACATTCGCCTTTTTGTGTTTGGACAAAAACGACACTTGGTGTGGACGAATATCCACCTTATTACTAACACAAAATTTTAATTCCACCAGATGGAACCGTGACTCGTGGTCACAGATTAATACATCAGGTATTCCCGGTGTTAACCACGTTTCCAGTCGATTCGCTATCCATGTCGGATGGGTCACTTTCATCGTGTCCTTCATCATCGTCCACAGAGCGTTCTCCTTCCTCCGAACCGTTGATTCCTTCTTCGGTGTCTTCAACCTCTTGCCCGTCTTGTTCATCGGTGAGGTGCTTTTGATCGTCTGGGTCAACCCCATCTTCTTCAACTCTTTCTGGAGTAATGTCGATTGCATAGCTATCCCTTATTTCTTTCAGTGCTTTGATTACTTCGTCCTTGGACATCGATTCAATACTGCCGTGGCGTATCTCACTCTTATTCACATAAATGTCCCCCGATGCTTGACCCCTGCGATACTCTGCCATGACCGCTGCCGAGTAAGCACCATTCTGCATTGCCGTGTCACGGATAACTTGTAAATCCCTCAAGTGCCGATCTTTACGCACAGCATACTTTGAATCCAACTCCCGTTTCTGACGCATATATTCTTGATACACATGCGGATAGACATTCGGGTTTAGCATATTACTTGCTATCGCACTTGCCGTTTTGGGAGAATATCCTGCATTGATTGCCGCTTCACGTTGCGTGATCGTGCCATCTTTGGTGATGAGTTCCTTAACAAAAAGCTCTTGTTTGCGAGTAAGTGTTAACGGTCGCCTTTTGGCGGGTGGCTTGTCTTTAGCCCTTAATGTTTGTCTTTGAGAGCTGGGTAATACATAACGGCTCGAGAATCCCAATATAGTCTCCTAATTAAAATGTACACGGACAAGGGTACAGAAAAATTACTTTTTTGTCAAAGCGATATTATCCATTTTATCTTATATATTTTGGTTGCGAATTTTATGTGATTATTTGTCAAAAACATGCAACTACATGCGTCCGCCAAGATACATTGCCTATTTTTTAAGCATCGCCTGAAATCGCCCTATTTATGCACCTTTTCAACCTTTATTCCATACCACCCTATTTTATAAAGATACTAGCACCGTTGACCGTGATTAAATTTTTATATTAGCCGATTAATTAAATGTTATTTTTTACCCACTCAACACGGCTCACGGTTATTTTTTAACGATTTTTAAACGGTGCAAGGGTTAGCCGATTAATAAAACAAAATAATCTAATAACGGCTCAATATTCACGTTTAAAAAACTTTTTAAGAATGGTTAAGGGCTATTGAATCGCTTAATTAAATGACTTGATAATATAAACCAATAGGCATAAAAAAAGCCGTCTAATTGACGGCTTTATAATTTAAAATGAAAGTTATTTTTTTATGATCCCCAACGATCGACCATAATTTTCGCTGATTGTTTAGCATTTTCAAGAATTTCAAGTGCCGTTTTGTGATCCGATGGATAATAAATTAAATTAAAATCGCTATCTAATTCGCTCCAATCATCAAGATGTTTATTTTTATGTCTCACAATGTCTAAAAATTCATAATTACCACTTACTACAACATCAAAAGAAAATGAGCCATCACCTAGATTATTAGATTTAATATATGCATTCATATTTTAAACACTCCAATTTATTAATATTAATAGTAGTATATGATTTTATAGAATGATATGCAAGTGTTTTTATTAATCGGCAGAAATAAAAAAAAGCCGTCAATTAATAACGGCTTAATTATAAATAAATAGATTGATTAATTTATCGAATGCATTTTATTACAAAATTTATTTGATAATGTATTTGTATTAATACTATCAATACCTATCATTTTAGCCGATCCCTTTGAAACGTGGACGTATTTTTTTAACGTGTCAATATCTAAAATGCTATTGCTTAAAATATCGGAATTATTCTGCAAGGGTGGAATCATATTTTTTCTAATTTTTAAATATTGGAATGAGTAACAAGCTAGGCAAATAATATCCAAAATACCTAGTTTTTTCGAATTCTTTTTTATTCTTTCGGTTATTATTTCAACATTTTTTAATTCTTCAGAATAACAAATTTTACATTCTGCACACTTTGAAAAGCAATTTATATCAATATTTTTATCTTTAAAATCATGAGTAACCACGTTAAAAACACCATCAAAAAAGTTTGGGACTGTAGTTAATGGCTTGTTAACTTTAACATTTGAATATATTAGTTTTAGATTTTTTGGTTTTTTATAACCATTATTTAAAATGACATCATAAACAATTGTTTTATTTTTAGTCCATAACGTGAATTCTGTTTTTGGGTAATTTTCACAAATGGTAAATATGTTTATTAAGTGGGTATTATTAATCAATTCACCGTGGGAGTGAAAACGTGCTATTGATCTATCTAGTAAGAATAAAGGGTTTTTTGTTTTATAGTTAGTTTTTAACATGTTTAAAATTCCGATCTATTTATAATATTATTAGTATATGATTTTATAGAATGATATGCAAGTGTTTTTTATTAATCGGTAAACAAAAAAAAGCCGTTAATTAATAACGGCTCATAAAAAAATTAAATGCTTTTATTTATTGTTTAAACTTTCAAATAAAAAACGGTCTAAAATTATTTTAATTTCGGCTTGATTGTTTTTTTGGTTTAGTAATAATGAAATTTTAAAAAGCAAATCAACTATTTCATTATGATTTTTTAATAACTTTTTATTTTCATTAAAAACATTTAAAAAACTATTTATTTTTTTATTTTTGGTTTTTGTATTCATATGACCTCTACTTGTTTAATGATTGATCAATAATTAATAAGAATATTAATGGCATAGTTATTATAAAAATAAAACTTAAAAATAATAAAATAACCATTTTTAAATTTTTTCATGTTTGGAATATTCAATATTCCATGATAATTGGTTATAACCAATAATATAATAAAACATGCTTATATCATTCGGAAATGTTTCTATATGGGTATTTTCAACCTTAATTGATGGTGCATACATCGAACCACTAAACGTAAACATAATACAAGGTGATTTTATATTTTTTATAAATTTTGTTTTTGTATTTATACCGAATTTTTTAATATTTAAAATAAAATCTTTAAATTGATTTATTAAATACATTTCATTTAAAAATTGATCTTCTTTATATTTTAATTTTCCTATAAAAAAATAATCATTTAATAAATCTTTAATTTGATAAAAATGTTTAGCACTAATGTGCATTATCATATCTGAATTGGTGCAATACTTATTTACTTCAGATTTTTGATCTTCTAATAATGCCATTAATTTTTCAGTATTTTTCATTTTTTTCCGATCTCAATTGGTTAATGAAATTTAATTATCGCATATATGCTTATACAATGCAAATAAAAAATCGGTACATCCTAAAAAAAGAATATACCGATTAATTAAGTTATTTTTTATGCTAAAATTTCTTCAGCATATTTCCACATTGCTAAATTTATTTCTTTATTATCATCAATAGACGTTAATGCTTTTGATTGTCTAATATTAGCCGTTTTAGATTGTTTAGATACTGAAAAAATTGATAATGGTTTAGAAAAATTTTCTTGTATAGTGTTAAAAACTCTCCAACCATTTTTTCCACTATCTTCAACTCGATTAGGTGTGGAAACTTGTTTAATAGTGTCATCATTAAAATATGCTTTTGAAATTAACTGATTTGTAAATTCGTCTTTCTGCATATCTTGTTCAGAATTAGCATACTCCCATCTATTTTGCATGGTGTTTTTAGTTAGATCGTAAATTTGATTATCTGTTAAATCCACACTCTTTAACCGATCTATAATATTATTCATTTTATTTATGCCATCTATGGTTTCTTGAACCATTGCATCAAATATATTTTTATTAGACTGAAAATGCTTTAGTTTTTGATTTGTACCGTACCCACTAACATGACCATTATCACATACTAAACGATAACATCCGAGCAATAAACTTAAAGCTTGTTCGCCTTGATGATTATTATATAAAATAATTTCAGGATACTCTTTAGCCCTTAAATCTTGATTACGATGAGCAAATCTAATAACGTGCTTTTGAAATTGATTTGTCTGATTAGGGTTTTTTCTACTATAAGCTTGTTTAATTTGTGTAGGTAGATAACCATGTTTATCAAGTCTATTAATAGCATCCATTGTACTAAATACTTGATATCTATCACTAGTTGTATCATTTTGCCTAGTGTTAAAAATAGATGGTGTTTTAACCTTGTAATGATATTTAGTGTTAATGTCATTTAAATCAATAAATTCATTTGAGCGTGTAGTCATTAAATCCATGTTTTTCTCCGATTAGTTAATAATTAGGTATATATTAATATAAAATTGTATACCATGTCAATACCTAATCGGTATATTTTTTATTCTTTTTTTCAAATAACTTTTTCAATTGTTCCCTAGTCAATGGTTTATTAAATTCTTTAAACCATCTATACAAAAAATAAAACATTCTTTTTTCCTTTCTTTACAAAAAACCCCTATCTATATAGTATGAATTCCCAAATATATAAATAATAAAAAATACTTTTCAAAAATCGTTTATAGTGAAAACGGCATCAAAACAAACCCTAACTAGTGTATACTGACGATATGAAATGGGATAAGCTAAACCCTTGTAAATAGTGGCTTGTAAGAAAACCATCCCACCATATCGCCTATCCCACCTAAAAATTGACTTTTTTTATTTTTTTATTTTTCAAAAATAAATGTTATAAGAGATCGTTTAAAATAAAACTACCATCGTATTTAAATTTACCGATTTTTAAATCACTAAATTTATTTTGTATTTGATAATTGACCGATAATTCTCCATCTTTCATTAATTGATTCAAGAGCCGTGAACACTCACCCTTTAACCGATCAATAAACTGTACTGAATTAGGTTCAATAGACGTATCAATTGGAATTTCAAGGTGGATATTTAAATCAACTTTTCTATAATCTTTAGGTTTATCCTCGACCATCTGATTAATTGACCGTTTAATTTTATGCTTAAATGATTTATCACTAGCAATATTCAAGATCAACGTTTCATTAAGCAATGCAATATCTTTTGTTTTCATATTACGACCTCTTCTTTTTCTAAATGGTGAATCGGCTCACCCCATATACTGAACAAATACTCATTAGCGTTGCAATGCTCAATGATGTCTTTTTCGTCCATGTTATTGTAATATTCCCACGTTTTCGGCTCATTTTGATAAGCAAGTGGGTCAGAAGATTCAGATTCGTCTTTATCTAACCAACATTTAACATTATGTTTTGCATCATCATCTAATTCACTATATTGATAAGCTTGAACAATTATTTCTTTCATACTTCACTCCCAATTTGTTGTTGATAAAGTTCATTTTTTTCTGTGTCATCAATATATTTTTCAAGGTTTTCTGTTGTGGTGGATAACTCTACCCAACTATTACCCTCACCATCATGTACTGAAAAACATGATTCAACTAGAGCTTGTTCTAAATTATTGTCAGATAAGTGATAAAAAATTATTTCTCTATCACCGTCAAATCGTTTTAACCTTTCGATTAATTGGTTAACTTTCATATCTCACTCCCTATGTAATTCTAAAAATCTTCGCACCATCAGTAAAAGCTGTTAAACTTTCTGCCTGAAACGGTGAATACTCAAAAGTCATGTTATCCATAACATCTGAAAATTTTTTGTCATATTGTATCCATGACATCTTCAAACGGTCATATGATCGGTGGTAATAAGTCCACCGTTTTTTAAACAATCCCAATTCTTTCATTTTCTTAAGTAAACTGTTGTAATTAAAAAAACAAGTCTTACAACGATCTTCATCTTGATACACTAATACAAACTGCATAGTCTTTGCTGTCATACTCACACTCCTTTTTTTCATTTTGTTATTAAAATCCTCACAATCTTTAAGAAACTGAATTCTCAATCGGTCTAATTCATTGAACATTACTCACACTCCATTTGTTTAATTAATTCTTTAAGAACCAAAATTTGTTCTTCACGATTGGTTCTACCTCTTTCATTAAAAAACCATTCCTCATTGTCTTGATTGACAATCTTGATGGTAAACTTTAGTTTTTGGTTTTCGTATTTAAACTTCATCTTGCACCCCATATAAAGTTAATGACTTGGTGTACTTTTCCATGATCAAAGCATCTTCCAACGGTACTTCGGTAAATGAATAGTCACGAGTATTACCCTTATCAGTTATCCACATACCATTTTCACAAATAGAATCTTCGTCAACACATTCCAAAATATATCGCTCAAGTGCATCTTCTTCACTAATTTCTGTTTTATGTTTTAACAAAAAACGATCAGAATAATCGTTACCGTTTAATTCAAAGTCTACTGTCATCCAATAATATTTCATACCCACTCCTTAATAAATTCTAATAATTGTTTGTTCTTTAATTAATTGGTCTTTGACTTTTTTCTTAAGTAGCTTATGGTTGTTTTCTTTTGTTCGCTCAACAATCACAATGTTTTCTGTCACACGCAACATATCACCCACATCTAACCGATCGACTTGTTTGTAGTGCGTGGCTGAATAGCCGTTATCCCAACTGAAATGATTAAGATCAACTGATTTTAATTCGTCTTTATCAATAACTACATGACCATCAAGCAAATGTACAGAGAATCTTTTTTTATCATTTTTCATACTTTCTCCTCTACAATTTTAGTTTCTCCATTATTGCCAACATCTACAATCTTAAACTTTACGTTTACAATCTCGTCATATTTTTCCCAATCTTCTTTTGACACTTCTTTTAGTGGTATGACTACTCCTTGTCTTTCGTCATCTAACAAAACATGAAGAAAACCGTCATCACCAAAAACTTCGTCATAATCCTCTGACTTATATTTTTCTTGTGTTAGTGTGCGATTGGCGATATGTAATTGACATGGTATTTCTCTTCTTACCAAATATTTCCATTCATAATCATACCCATTATTAGATTCTAATTGTTGTACCAAATAATAATATTTCATAATTTCACTCCTAAATAAAATTAATTTATCTCACTTATTTATACCATATCGCATACAAATACTAGATGTCAAGAAAAAAATTTAAATAATTATAATTCCCCACCGTCCATGAGATATTGCTCTCGTTCTTCTGTTGAATTACCTTTTGGTGCTTTAAATAAATGGTTAACGGTCGAAAAGTCTTTTAGATATTCCTTTTCTCCATTTTCTTTAATAATGTAAACCGAACAATGCACGTGGTTATCATCTTGAATGGTTTGAACTTCAATAAATTTATTTTTCATTACATGTTCATATTTTGGTGTATACGGCATAGTTTTCTCCTATTAGTTAACGAATATTTTTAAAAAACTCGCAGATAACATCAACTGTCCACGAATTACCTAAAGCTTTATATTGTTGGGTATTAGATACTCCATCGCAATATCCATCAGGAAATGTTTGTAACCTAGAACATTCTGTTGGAGTGAGTTTGCGATAATACCAATTGTTATCAATTACGGTATGTTCTTTTGTCATAGATGCTGTAATACAATTCATTTTGCCATCGGTTCGTGGTTGCAGAACTTTGGCTCTTCTTGGACTAAAGTCTTTTTTATACTTTGCCATATGTTCTTTTCGCAATTGTTTTGCTTGTTCTGTTCTTGTTTCGGTAAAAGCAACATTCTTCATACCTTGATCGATACAATCTTGCACTTCTTTTGGTGGAACTAACACTTTGGGTTCTGTATTCCCCCCACCCATTGATGTAAGAGTAGGTGCTTTACCCTCTCCACCGTAAACCCTTTTCAAATAATCATGTCCATTGATATCAGTAGCATCAGCAACATGATGGCATAAAGTATCTTTTTTTACCTCTCTTGGTTCGCATGGTCGAAACGCAACTTTAACTTTTGATGATGTATTTGAACTAGGAATTGTACCGTGTTTTGAATTTTCTAAATATGCCCTTTGGTCTTGAGATTTATGCCCTTTACCACTACTATCCCATTGAACATAATTTTTAGTTTCTTTTGGATTCCAATTCTCTTTTATTTCTTGAAATGGGTTTACCTCTTGTGCTTTAACATAACTACTCTTTTGACCTTTCCACATTGTCGCATTAACCGTGAAAGACTTTTCGTCATCAATAGATCGTACCATCTCACCTCTTGTTTTTTTAGTTGCACCACTTTTTTTTCTAACAATCGGTAATTTTAAGTAGTTTGGGTAATCTTTACTAAACGGTATAGGTTCTAGTATGTCTTTTAATTTAATACCCCAATCTTCTAGATTATTCTCAAATGGAATGTTTGTCCAATAGTATCGCAAACGATTTTGCCCACTTCGTACACTTGAATTTACAAGGTAAGGTTCTACCGTATAACCAACAGCATCAGATAATACTTTGTTGACAATCTCCATATGTTCTTTCTTCATACGAACATTTTCTAGAAACCACCAATCAGGTTTTGTTTCTTTTAACAATCGGACAAATTCAAAGAAAAGTTTACTTCTTTCATCACTACAAACACCATACTCATTAAATACTAAATTTTTACGATTTTGATTTGCTATTGAAAATCCTTGACACGGTGAGCCACCCATTAGTAAATCTATCTTTGGTAAGTCACTTGCTTTAACTTTGGTTACATCACCGATTTGTATTGTCTTGGGATAATTCTTTTGCGTAATTTGAATAGCATATTTGTCAATCTCACTTGCATAATAGTTTTCATATTTGATACCTAATCGATCTAAAGCAACTTGACCACCAGAAATTCCATCAAATAAACTTAAAACATTTCCTAGCATTTTCACTCCTTTTTTCTCAAAAAACCCTCATTTTATGGGTATACCATACTATTAATTCATATGCGATAATGCCGTCAGCCGTGATTATTTAAGCCCTTTTTTCGCACTTTCTATAAGAATTGTATGCGACTTTATCAAATGTGTCAACCCCTTTATTTACCGATTATTTAAAGGTAAAATGGTTGAAAAGACCCGTGGTTCGTGGTAAAAGAAAATGGAAAAACAAAAATGCAGTAAATGTGGTGAAGTAAAAAACATTGCTGACTTTACGTTTCGCACAGATAGAGGAACACATCGAAAAACGTGTCATACTTGTACTAATGCAAGACAAAGAAGATGGTATAACGTACCAGAAAACTCACAAAAAGTTAGAAAAAAAACTAATCGGTATAAAGAGAAAAATAAAGAAAAACACAATAAACTTAACCGTAAATATAGAGCCGTTGGTAAGCAATGGTACAAAGATTATTTATTAAAAAAACGGTTAAAGCGATATGGAATTACGAAAGAACAATATGTTGAACTACTCGTTTTACAAAATTTTAAATGCAAGATATGTTTTAAAAAATCAGACAATTTGCGAATTGATCACGATCACGAATCGGGAAAAGTTAGAGGGCTATTATGTAATTCTTGTAACTTGGCACTAGGTTTATTTCGTGATAACACACAAGTATTAGATGATGCTAGGAAGTATATATCTCAATCGTTGCGAAAACGTAAATCCACAAAAAAGCCGTAGGCAAACAAGCAAATATCCAAACGGCAGTATGTCGCATCCATTTCTTTAATCGGTCTTTTCGTGTCATTTAGAATTTAATTCAATCAATTTTTCAAGATAGTGTTTTGCTTTTTGTAAATCGGATATTCCACCCTTTTGTTGCCACCGTGAAACGTACTTAATAACATTGCCCTCAAAGTATCCTATCTTATTAGACCAGATGTAATCCCATGTTTGAATAGGTAGGTCTTTATAGTGACTACCACCGATTTGTATTTTGTTGACTTTTATGCCCATACATCTACTCTCTCCTCGCTGATTGCTCTTTTCAAGTTTTCTTCTTTTATTCGTTCAGCTTTTTCTACGTTAATTTTTTTTAATTCTTCTAATCGGTCAGATAAATCTCTTGCATCTTGACGCATGTTCAAGTAAGTATGATACGTCTGCATTTTAGCTTTATCTATGGACATTGACATTGATTACTAGCTAATTGTTTATTTTTATCTTTTGTTTTATCAACTTCTGCTTTTAATGATTTAATTAACTCATCTCTTTCATCAAGTTTTTTCATTAGATTAGTGTACATTTCGTTATGAAAAGTCACCGTTTCGTTAAAATCTTTTTGCATTGCAGTAAGTAATTTTTGTGATTGCTCAATACTTTGTTTAAAAAAATCTGACATTTATTCTTCTCTCAATAATAAATTATGTTTTTTCTCTGTTTCTTCAGGTAAGTCAACCCTAATTTGTTTTGTAATCATGCCTTTTGGAATCTGTAACCGTGCATTAGTATGTTCGGTTTCTTCATCATAAGTAGACGCAATTACTATATGTTTTTGTGTTTCTCCGATCAAAAAACCTAAAGTATAACACTTTGAATCTTTAATATCCTCTTCTCTTAAAATTTCCCAAGACGCATCTGCCATTGCATCATCCCATTCGATTAAATATGTAGGATATTTAAGTGTCATCTCCTTCAATTGTATCAAAATAATCTTTTGGACGCATTATAATTTCTTCTTTTGAAAACAAATTTGTCTTTACACCTTTTCTACATTTTTTCATTTTCTCATGTAATAAATTAGGTTTAGGTTGAAACATCAAACACTCTTGTTCAGTATAACTACCAGATAAGTGACAAACAACTTTACCGTCAGGTAAACCATCTCCAAATGTGCAATACCAACATTTGTTTGATGCACCCACTAAAACCCTACAATAAAAGCAAGTAAAATAAAAACGGTAAATAAACCTAAAAACAAAAAAGCAAAGTTTGTACAGTATCGCACTAATTCATCCACAAAATCAGGTTGATGCCAACCATTTTGTTCTTCCATTTGTCTTTGTCTAATTCTAGTTTTTAATCTACGAAACCAACTTGGTTTTTTAGCATATAAAGGTATATCTAATGTTTTGAGTCGCATGTGTCGTCTTCCTCTTCAAAGTAAGGTTCAAAAGTTATCTCTTTTTCATCACTCATAATAGCTAAAGCAATTGTTAAAAGAGCCAAAATCTTTTCTTCCGAAGATATGGTTTTAAACTCGACAGGCAGTTGCTTTAATATTCTGCCCACCATTCCCATTAACTGTTCATTTGTCATTTACTATTTTCAATAAATTATACAATTTATCTTGTGTTTCTTTGTCCATGGTAGCATTAGTTTGAGGATCAAACAACCTTTCGTAGATTGCGTCAATTTCTTTGTCTGCTTGTTCTTTTGTAATTGTTTCCATAATTATTTTCCTTATAAGGTAAAAAAACCCCTCCGAAGAGGGGTAAGATTCTCCTTGTCAAAAGAGGTTGGAGTAAAATGAAAAAATGTATGATTTCAGTTTACCCTTTTTCCAACATCTTGTCTATTCGATCAAGTGTTTTTTTATCCTCTCTTCTTTTCTGTTCTGCTAAAACCTTTTTATTATACGCATCAGTTTCTTCTTGAAGCATAATGACATCTTTTTTAGATAAGTTTTGTGCTTTCCAAGTTTCTATAATCAGCCGTAGTTGACCAGATAACGTGCGACCCTCGATGCGTGATGCAGTTTTCACTTCTGCGTACAAATCTCGTGGTAATAAAACTGATTTCCATTTTGTAGTGTCCATTTTAATTTCTCCAACTTTCCATTTTAGCTTCGTAGTGCCAAAGATCAGAAACTTCGTTTATACCTAACGCATCCATCAATTCTCTGCAATTACAATCAGGTAAAAAAGATTCACTAAACTCTTCTTCACACACTTCGCATAATCCACTAGAATAGACAAAAATTTTCATACTACCTTTTTTGAGATTAACATCAAACACCGTTCCATTTTGTTCGGTATGTTTTGTGTTAGAGGGATCGTATTCTTCCCATTTACAGTCCAAACTCCCTACTTTATTAAAGATAATATTCCTTACTTCACCGTTTATCTCTTCTTGTCTTTCAGCTAATCTTTTAACCATACTCATAAAGCAATTCTCCTTATTAGAATATATTAGATTATATACAATTAAATGTAAAGATTCAACTAATTTCCTTACAATTACCCCAATTCTTGCCCATTTCAATATCAACCTTGTTTGGCACTTCAAGTTTTACGGCATTAATCATAATGTCTGCATAAACTTGGGCTTGTTCTTTACTTTTTACCGAAAAAGCTAATTCATCGTGAACTTGTAACAACGGAATAATGCCCTCTTTGTACAGATTCACCATACTTTGTTTTGTCTGATCGGCGGCAGATGCCTGAATAAGTCTATTCAAAGCTTTATAAGTATAAGCTCGTTTCAATCGTGTAGTTGAGCCGTATTCAGCGAGTGCCTGATCTCGTGGCATAGCTTTATGTGCTTGAAAACTATCAGGTTCCCATAAATCAAATCGGCATTTTCTACCTTTTAAGGAACGAATAGACCCATTACTACGAGGATCATTGAGCCGTTGGCTAACGCTATCCATCAATTGCTTAACAAATGGTACTCGTGCATGATATTGCTTGGTAAGTGCTTTAGCTTCATCAATAGATATATCTAGCTGTTGAGAAAGTTTTGTCACTCCCATTCCATACATCATTGCTAAATTAATGACTTTAGCTTGTTTACGAGGTATATCTGCCATTTCAGCAACCATTGTATGAAAGTCCATATTGGGATCAGTATTGTAAGCATCTACAAACTCTTCTACCCCTCTTAACTCAATTCTTCGATAATTACCGACCGTCTTGGCATAATGCACCAAGATGCGTGGTTCTTGTTGAGAAAAGTCAATACTTGCCCACTCTTCTCCCTCTTCAGGTAAAAACAGTCCTCGTATCATCGGACCCAATTCAGGATCACGAGCTGGAATCTGTTGTAGATTAGGATTATTCATAGAGATTCTACCTGACACAGTACCCCCTGCTTCTGAACGCAGTTGGTTAATATGCCCATGAATACGCCCATCTTTAGATACATACTTTAAGATTGACCCAATAAATGTGCCTTGTGTCTTATTGTAGTTTCGTGCTTGTAAAATAAGTTTAGGTAATTGATGTGAGTGTTCACTTAAAAAAGACTTGGTAAAACTTGGTGAGCCTTTTTCTGTCTTTGGGTACGGTAGGTTTAATTTATCAAACGCTTTAGCAATCGATTGAGATGCCCATACTTCTACATCATTACCCACCAATGTTTTAATTTGTTTCATTGATTCTTTTTCTTTTTTCAGTAGTAATTGTTTGGATCGCTCAACCTGATCTAAATCTACTCGAATACCCTTTTTTGTCATTTGCACTAATAAAGGTAATAAAGATGTTTCTAATTCCCAAATCGTCCAAATGTCCTCTCTATTCATCAACACTTGAAAATGTTTCCATAAATCAAGGGCTAACACAGCATCCATTTCAGCATATGGTCCAACATACATACTCGGCAGTTTCCATAATTCTGCTTTTGGATCAACTCCAAAGCTTTGTGATGCTTCGACTAACGTCTTTTCACTCTTGGTTTTTCCAAGATAATCATAGGCTAAAGCATTTAGACTGTAACTATATCTGTTTTCATCTAACAGACTGGCTGTTATCATGGTATCTATGATGCGTCCATTGACGGTAAATCCTTCAGAAAGTAACCAACCAAGGTCGTATTGTGCGTTGTGCATAATCTTATCTGCTTGGGATTCGAACACTTTTCTTAACCACTTGGAAACGATACGTTTATCTAAATTACCCCCACCCAAATGACCAGTCGGTATGTAGCCTTTCCAACCCTCGGTAGCAATAGCATACCCAACAACTTCTCCATTTTCAGTAGCCCACCCGGGACCTAATGTTTTAATGTCAGGGTCTCTTGTTTCCAAGTCAATTGCTATTTCTTTTGCATCAGATAAATCAGGTAAATGGTGTGGTACAGCCCACTCCGAATCAGGATTAAATATTGCAAACTGTAATTTATTATTCTTTTCTTCTGTCATATTATGTATCCCTTATGAACATCTTGTGGCTCGACTAGGTATAAATTCTCTTTTGTTCGAGTAACTCCAACATAAAACACCCTATGTAAATCATCTGTGTTCTGTTGCATTGCTGCAGTTGATAAATCGGTAAACAGCACGACATTATCTGCTTCACCACCTTTTGACCCATGAATCGTGGACATCTTAATACGAGGTTTGGCATTAAACTTCTCGCCTGAACGCAATAGTGCCGTGATATAGGCTCTATCCACATCAGGTATTCTATCCATCGCTTGATGCCATATCTCTTCTCGTTTAGCTAACAGTCCATGCTGTTTTACTAAAAGGTCAAAGGTAAAGACCTCATCAAGATTATCAGGTAAAGGTTTTAGTTTCTTACACCCCCTAGCGATCTTAACATTGTTACCAGTCATGTAGCTATAGATTGTCTCGGCTGTTTTTAAATCAACTGTATTACCGTGTCGTAGTCTCTCCCAACCATTTACAGCGATTGATAGTTTTTCAGGAATAGATCGTGCATTGTTTCTCTCAAACAGTAAACCTTTTGTTTTTAATTCATCTACCAACGGATTCATCATATAGTTAGCTTGAGTAAGAATGAGCCAAGAGCCGTTAGACATATCTAGATTGGACATATCTACGATTCGGTCAACCTTACCTTTTTGCTGTCGTGGTAGATAAGTTTTAGGAAACCTATTTGAAATTCTTTTTACAATTTTATCTGCCAAACTATGAACAGAGTGTGGTATTCTGTAAGATTGCTGTAAGACTTCTGCATCACCATCAAGGTGAATAAAATGATTGTAATCAGCACCCGCCCATAAATAAATAGCTTGGTCGTCATCTCCTGCACAATACATTTTCTTTGAGTGAGCATCGAGCTTGTGAGCAATATCCCATTGCATTGGGGATAAGTCTTGAGCTTCATCCAACATACAAAGATCAAATTCAGGACATGAATCTTTCTCCTTAACAAACATCTCCAACATATCGGTATAGTCTAGTAAACCATTGACTTCTTTAAACTTTTGGTAACTTCTAGCAACATAATCTACTTCAAACCAAGTGTGTTGCAGTTGAGATTGATTGTATTCTTTTCTCAAATCTGTCTTCTTTAGTCTTGATAAATTAATCAAAGCAAGAATAGGATGGTCACTTGCAACGGAACCAAGGGTATCATCGTGTTCTGACAGTACGGAACCTTGCAGTTCAATCCCAACTTTAGATGACAAATCGGCATAATGACCTCGTGACATAATCTGTTCTGACCGAATACTTAAAGACCTATATGCTAAAGAGTGAAGAGTTCTAAAATAAATTAAATCTTCTTTTGGATCTAATCCAAATCGTCTAGCTGCTCTTTCTTTTGCTTCGTTTGCAGCCTTACGAGTAAAAGCTAGAAATGCAATCTTCTGTGGATTCATACCACTAGCTAAAGCTTTATCCACCATATCAAGTAAACTCGATGTTTTACCTGTACCCGGTGGTCCGAATATTCTAAACATTAGAACGGAACCTCACTCTCATCTCCACCTAAATCAGGTGTATCAATAACTATATTTCTGTTACCAAATGCAGGGAGTTCCCACACTCGAACAGCTTTGTTTTTTATGTTTATCTGCGTAGCCTTGCCATTTGCTTCTCTTAATCTTTGGGCAATCTTATGTGACTTGTATTCAAAAAACTTATTTTGTCGTAAAAAGTTTTCAAAGTCTTTTAACCTAAAGAATGTCGTATTTGCATCAGAATCAGTATAGGGTCTTTTCAGTAGAATCTCTTCACGATTAGTAGCTTGTTGAAAGCTAGTGCAAAACTCTTCTAAATAATCATAGAATTGACCCGACACGGATGCGTCTTGACTTACTTCAATAACGGAACCCTCGGTCGTATTCATCTCATTTAACAAAAAATTAATTCGAGATTCCCAACTTTGTTTCCCAACAGATCGTGGCATATAATTTAATTGATCGATACAACATTTTTGAAATGCAGTTTGGCTCATCAAAGCTTCGGTATCAAGTTCTAATGGTTTGCCGTCAATATCTAAAAACCAAATCGGTGGTTGAGAATTGTACTTACGAAGATTCGCTATGCGTGATCCTGAAAGCACGGGGTCTATACCGTATTTTCTTGTTCGACATAAGTCTTGATTACAATAATCCTTGATTGGTGCATCCTTACATTTGTAAGCATAATC